TTATGGTAGTTTAGAGATTTTACTACTTGCTGTTGATTGATTTAATATCTTTGCCACATCAAGTATGTCATTTTCATCAAGATTTGTATAAATGTTAGCTGTAAGGGATATATCAGAGTGACCCATTAGCTTTTGGGCCATTCGTATGTCAATCTTCTTTCGTGCGAGATTAGTACAATATGTGTGCCTTAAGCAATAAGGCACTAAATCGGGAGCCACAGGGTAAGGCGGTATGAGCTGATTGCGATACATCTTGCATCCCATCGCGATATTTAGTCGTCTTTTAAAGGATGTCCATACACGATTACGATTTTCGTACTTTATAGCAGTTCCGGAACTGTAGCATGCGATGTATTCAAAAGGTGGCGTATGCTTTATCAATTCATATAAATCATATGGGATTGGAACTGTTCTATCAGCATTGACCGATTTCGTTCCGCGAATATGCAGCAAAGGAATGTCGCCTTTAAGCAATATATCCATACCTTTACACCCTGCAGCCTCGGACGGACGGCATCCGCAATCAAGCATTAAGAGATATAAATAATATCGTCTATCAGTTTTAGCCACTTCTCTGATATAACGCTCTTCTACTTCCGTAATTGCTCGGCGATATGTTTTTGTGCCATGCGGCTTAACTATATACTTTGCTGGGTTATCGACAATAAGATGGTTTTCTACAGCTTTAGAAAATATAAAGTTCAAAGCTTGATAAACTTCGTTAATTTGTGCTTTAGATTTTCCAGATTGCAAATTTAAGACATTTTGACAATGAAGAGGCTTAACTGTTTTAAGCTGCATTTTGCCAATGTGCGCAAGTATGCAAGATTTCACTTTGCTTATATATTTTCTTTGAGTTAAGTCTGATTGCCTTGTTTTATATACAGCAATAGCTTGCTTTGTCCAATCTTCCACGGTGGTTGATCCAGCAAGAATTACTTTGCCCTCCTCAATATCGCGAACTTTATTTGTATATTTTTGAATCAACTCAAATTCTGAATCGGCACGAACCACATATCGCACGCCATCTATTTTAAAGTATTTTACAAACTTATATTTTTTTGGCATACGCACCTCCCGAATAGCATGCGAAGATTTACAATCAATTCAAAGTATAAAAAAGTTCTCTTATCTTATGATAAAAGAACTTTTTCAGTCGCCCCGAAAGCAACCATAACACTTGGTATTATATCATAAGAATTTTAATTGTCAATTTCAGATAAGCAATCTTTGCATTTTGATGCTCCTCTAGCAGATTGTTTTTTAGGAATTTTATACCAATCATCGGGCAACCCCATTATTTCCTTTATAGCTGATATTTGTATTGAGTTCAGTCTCTGATTTAAACTATTTAATATGTTTTTTAGCTGGCTTATAAATTTCTTAAAGTCGTTATTTGATAGAAGATGCCTAAATATAATAACAGTGGCGAAAAAGTCGCGTTTGCCATATATATATTCGTCACCTTTAGAATTCTTGGCAATATTCATAGCTGCGTGGATTGGTGTATCAACAATTGGGCGTTTATTTCGCATACAATAGAGTCGATTGGAATGTGCAGCGGTATTTCTAACCTTTGTCAAATAGATTAAGAAATTTCCGAGCTGTGAATCGGGAATCATAAACTGCTTTGATACATATTGCCTATCAGGTACTTTCATAATGCTGTATAGTTTACTGATTGTGCCAAAAGTAAGAGAGTTATTTAATACCCATAGTGGAACATAGCCATATTTTGTCAAATAATGGTTTATGCTTGGGTCAGAAATTCTGGAAGAGATTGTTTTGTGTATCTCAGATATAGCATTTACAACATCGTTGTATCCTATGTTTTTAGAAGTATCAAAATTTGAGTATCGTAAATAATTCTCGTGACCATACTGTTCCGAAATTCTATATGCAAGGAGGCTTTTGACATGAGTCTCAATTTTAAGTGTATATTTTAAAACAAGCTCTCTCAACATATCATCAAAAACATAGAGCGCATAGATCTCTTTCAATGTAGTTCCTTCACGATATTTATCTTCGCCACCTTGATTTTCCTCGCTTTTGTCAAGAAATGGCCTATTATATCCATTTATGAGACGATAATATCCAACTCGTGAAAAGTAGTCTATTGCACAGCTCTCTGCATCAAGGCCGCTAAAATCGATGCCTCTCGATTTTAGTAATTCGATTTGCTCTTCATGTGTTTTAAAAGGTTTTTGAATCATATTTTTTACCTACATAAATAAAAAGACCCAGGGCCCGAAGGACACCTGAGTACGTTCCGTGTCCATACATTACCATGTTTAATAAATTATGTCAATGGATTTTACACAAATTTCACATATAAATTCACTTTTTTATGTTTCTACGGCTTAAATCATAATCATAAAGTTGAATTTGTATAACGTTAAGCATTAAAATTGATAGCTTCAAAAACCATAGTCGCCTGGATTTTATCACCGCCTAAAAACCCTTTCGAACCACCTACGGTAGTTGAAATTGTATGAAGTCGATAACCCTTAGCCGCTTGTTCGTTGATGGTATTTTGTAGATTTGTAAGACTGGCAACACCTGAGCCTGTTCCTATAAATTTTTCGGTTAATACTACCTGGATTACAACATAAGCTTCATTTCCTGAAGTGGCAGCAGTACCTTTTCATTTGTCGAGATTAAACATATTTTTTACTCCTCTCTAAAATCAATATGTGCATAAAGCAATCAAAATAGATTGCTAAACGAATAACAAAATTCATGTGGCTGTTTCATGTCACGAAATGCACCAGCAGACTCACCTAAAATTTTTATCTCTATTATATATCTAGTAACCTGTAATGCTTTAAGCATTCACGCATAAATGTCTCTGTAACATCGAAATGCTCGGCTAAATCATAAACCTCAGTAAAACCATTTGTTATTGCCTGCATAATCAAATCAAGCGGCAGAACTTTTTCGTATGCCCACCGCCTTGCTTGCAATTCCTGCTTTATATTTGATATATTATCCTGCTCTAATATATCGCCTGAAGAGGTTTTATAATGACCTATTTCCTCAGCTACAATTGAAAGCTTTTCGGCGGTGGACATTCTTCTATTAATCCATACAACATTGTCGCAGTAGAGACCCTTATTAAACATGGTACGTTCTTCAATGCTCAACTCGTTCTCATACTCAGCAATCAATTCCTCATATCTATTCATCGTCCACCTCCGCAGTCAATATATTTAGAAGTTTATTTTCTTTTTGATTTCACATATGCCTTGAATCGTTCTATCTCATCAAGCTCTTCAGCTGTCCAATATTCGTCATCATGATGAGCTGCGATAGTTCCTGGCACATAATCTGTAGCGTCAATTCCAAGATATTCCGACAACTCATCAATGTTAAGGTCAAGGGCATTAGCGAGGGCTTTCACAGTTTCGTATCTTGGATCAGGAGTTACGCCAGAAGTAATTTTATTTATTGTGCTTTTAGGCACCCCACTTCTTTGCGATAGCATTTCGGCAGTAAGTCCTTTAATTTTCATTATATATTTTATTTTTTCTAAACCCATGACAGAGCTCCTTTCCTTGATGACACAAATATACATCTAACTCGGAAAACAGTCAACAAAATTTTTCCAAATTCGGAAAAAATATGTTGACAATATCCAAACTTGGATATAATATGTATTTAAAGTTTCCAAGTTTGGATATGACAGAAAGGAGGACTGGAGATGTGCAATAACTTATTGGCAGAAATGGCAAGGCACAAGGTCACTGTATCAGAAATAGCATCATTACTACAGCGTTCAGAAAGAACTGTAAAAAATAAGATTTCAGGGAAAACGCCGTTTACTTACAAAGAAGCGCTATCTATCAGAAACATATTCTTCGAAAAGCTGGATACAGAGTATCTCTTCGAACAAGAATTGTAAGCATAAAGTGGATAAGCAAGAAAGGAGAAAGAAATGAATACAAAAGAAGAATTGAGAAAACTGTTAATGGATTATCTCAAAAAAATAACAGATACAGATAGAAATAGAACCGCATCTGAAATTCAATCTGTACCTGAAATCGCAAAAGTTATTGCTGGTTTGGATTAGTGATTACGCTCAAAACTGCCTTGTAAATCTCAATGAACATATTACCGATTTCTGCTCCCGACATTTTATTAGATGGAGCAGGTTCGCTTGAGGAAAGCTTTGCAATTGCAATTTCCTTAGCTGTTAGAAAAGCATTCAACTGATCATTATTCATTGCCATACAATCACCTCCTTTCAAGGGAGATTATATCACGAAAAGAGAGCAGAAAGGAGTCGCAGATGACTAAGACACAAATTAAAAAAGATCTGTTGCAAGGAAATGGCGGCTCGATATTGATAAGTATTGCAGCAGTAGCAAGACTAACAAAGATGAGCCGCGATCGTGCAAGCATCTTACTAAAAGACTTGCAATATGATCCGCGTGGGAAAGCAAAGATGTACTACGTAGATGATGTAGCGGAAGTCTTTGCAGAGAGGAGAACTTTATAAAAATGATAAGAGAAGATGAAAGCTTGATATCAGCGGTAATCCCACGAGGAACTGAAAAAGCATGCGTAATTAAGGTTATAAAAACCACAGCTTTGTTAGGTGCAGGGACACCAAAAGACCCGGTCAGATACTTGTACCAATACTGGGACTTTGAAGGAAACCTATTAGCACAACATGATAGCTGCAATAGTAGCGTTTGAAAAGAGGAGTAAAAATATGCGAATAAAAAAGATGATGATAGCTATTGCAGGAATAATGATAGTTCTTGGGCTTAATGCAATAGCGACAGCGATAGACAATCCGGAAGTCTATACAAAGCCCTTGCCCGATCCTGTACCGGTCGCACAGCTCGAGATAAACAGTCATGTAGAAAAGACGGCCAAAAGGTATGGATTAGATTCGAAGATTATAAAAGCACTAATTGAAGAGGAGAGCGGATGGGTTGCATCAGCTGAAGGAGACAACGGAAACTCAATAGGGCTAATGCAAATCCAGGAGCGTTGGCACAAGGAAAGAATGAAGAGGCTCGGAGTGACTAACCTATATGATTCGGAACAAAACATCACAGTAGGTTGCGATATACTGTCAGAGCTACTAAATAAGTACGGAAACTATAGGGATGCACTGAGCGCCTATAATTCGGGAAATATCAAAGATGGTAGAGCTTATGCAGAGCGCATATTAAATGCAGCAAAATAAAAAGAAAAGGAGAAGACGATGATCACAATCTATAGTGACGATTTGCCGATTGAAGTTGCAGCAAAATTAATTACATCAACAGTAAAAGTTAAAAGATCCGCATTAGACATAGTAATGGCATGTGCAGCAGGAAGGGAAACTGCAGAGGAAGTCGATGTACGAATCTTTGATAAGCAAGAACTTAAAGCTATTGCAGAGCATTTGCTCATATATGTAAATGAAGATGAAGAATAACCGCTGTCCTTCGTGCGATAGATTAAATCCGCGAGAAATGAGACAGTGTCCAAAACTAAAAGGGGAAGCGGTTTGTGTACAGTGCTGTGAGAACTGTGATACGTATGACGCAGGAACATTCAGGTGTACATGGCATGCGGTCAATAAAACCATCATCATTGATGAGGAGGTCAAGCGACTGCGCAATAAAATCACCTTTTTAGAGAAAGAGGTTAAAAGGCAATATAGGAGCAATCAGCCTAAAAGGGGGAACATGTTGCTCAACGAAGAGAAAAGCTGCATTTCGAAGCTCAAAAGATTAGAGAGATTAAGAGAACAGGGTTTTAAGTACATATAATTTCAACATTGACAAGAAAGGAAAGAGAAATGAACAAAGAACTTATCAATAGTGCAATTGTAAAAATCACTGAAGAGGCACTATCAATAAAGGACGCATTTTCGCAGATGATCGAGGAATACTTGACTGACATCTGCAAGACGGATGCGGTAGCAACAAAGCTTTTAGCTGAAAATAAATCGCTAAAGGCTTTTTGCGATGAAATGTGGAAAGAAGCAAAGAGCAGGTCCACAAAGTGTGCGTCAGGAAGCGGTGCATATATATCTGATCAGGAATGTTTTGAAAAGGCAGAAGCCTATTATGAAATAACTGAAGATGACAAAAGGACAAAAACCTCCACGAATGTCATTGACATCACGGAGTTACTCTGAAGGAGGATGTCATGGACTTTGTTAAAGAGAAACAAAAATTGCCGTATAGCATCAAGTGGCCAACCAAACTAAAACAATACCTAAATGATGAAATAAACTACCCGATTATTTACAACAGGTTTAAGAAAGAAGCACACTGCCTAAACTGCAATAAAGATTACAAGTATTTAAACAAATATCGTGCGGATGATTATGAAATATGCCCTTGTTGTGGCAAAAACAGTGTCACGTGGCCACACACGCGAAATATGATTGTTGATAGAACGCTAATATTTGCAACTTACACAGATACGGATATTAGGATAGCAGTGGTCGATGTGTTTTATAGATACGAAAAAGACAACTGGGCTTACATAAAGAACGTAAAGGCAGAGATGGCTGTGGACGAGGTGCTGTATTTTTCGAAAGACAAACAAGAAGCCTGGTATAAAGATTGGTGGGCTCAAAATCCGTCAGCATCTTTTAGAAAAGACAAGGGAAAAGGAATAAGAACTTTTATCCCTTTAGATTTGAGAAGATATCGATGCTTGATGCATGAAAGCGTTCAGGATGCTTTGTCTAATGGATTTCTTAAGTACGCGAGCATAGGAATCCGCGATGCATGCGATGAAAGTCATCTGATGAAACTTATATATGTCTATAGCAAGTACCCACAGGCAGAATATCTCAAGAAGCTTGGATACCAGGGGATAATAGATGATCGCATATATAATCAAGCAAATTACATCAGAGTAAATTGGAGAGGGGATAGCCTAGAGAAGATGCTAGGCGTTACCAAAACTGAACTAAGCAAGTTGAATCAATGGGGATATAAGAACACGGAAGACATAGGAACTTACAAATTCCTAAAAAAATATCAAACAAAGATATCGAAGAAAAATATGGACACGTTTTATTCAGCATTTTCATGTGTAGGCGACTGTTTAAGCTATTTCAAAAAGGAAGAAAATCCGATAAAGATAAGTGAATATATAATCAATCAAAAGAAACTCGCCAAGCATGGATTTATCCTATACGACTATAAAGACTATTTAAATCAATTAAAAGAACTAGGATATCCGTTAGAAGAATATTATTTATATCCTAAAAACTTAAAAAATGCACATGCTAAGCTAACAAATGAAATGAATAAAAGACGAGATGAGGAAAAACGGAAGCAGATAGAACTTCAGGAGAAGGGGTACAGGGAAATACTGAAGAAAATAAAGAAGTTTACATACTCAAGCGCAAATCTTGTCATAAGACCAGTTGATAGCATAGCAGAATTAAATACTGAAGGAATGAAGATGCATCACTGTGTTGCTACTTATAGAGATAAGGTAGTAGCTGAAAAATGCTACATATTCACAGTAAGAAATATAAATGAACCTGATGAGCCTCTTGCGACATTGGAACTAAGTCAGGATAAGAAAAGAATAATACAGCTCAGAGGCAAGTACAACGCGGTTGTGTCAGACGACATAGAAGCATTTTGTAATCACTGGTTCAAGCATATAGTTAATTCAAAAGAAAAGAGAAAGAAGGCGTCATGATGAATATAGTAGAAACACAATACAAAGAAATCACAAGCTTGCAAGAACGAGAGACAGAGCAGTTGACAATAGAGGTCAACACAATATACCAACAGATGGAAGCCATAGGCAACATAGGGCTACAACTTGCTGCAGAGGCGGGCGAAAGGCTTATAGAAATAAAAGGCAGATTAGCACATGGTGAGTTTGAATCGTGGTGCAAGGACAACCTGACGTTCAGCAAAAGAAAGGCCGAAAACATGATGCGCTGGTCACAAAAATGCAAGGATGAAAATAGCATTTTTTCAAAAACGCAAACGTTTACGGATTTAGGAATTTCAAAGGTTTGGGCACTTTTAGCCGCTCCGGAGGAAGTAGCGGAAGAGGTCATAAAAGAAGGTGCCAGCGACATGTCAGTCAGAGAACTGCAAGAAGAAATTTCGAGACTAAAACTCGAAAAGGAAAAGGTAGAAGGATTAGCAAGAGCAACGGAAGAAGAGCAGGCAAACCTGGAGGAAGAGATAGAAATTTTAAAAAGGCAGCTCGAAGAAGCCAGAAGAGAATCTGAAAGAAAAGCTGAAGAGGAAAACTCGCAAAGTACATCTGAAGCTGAAGAGGAAATCGAACAGCTAAAGAAGAAACTAGAAGCTGCGGAGACAAACCTCCGGAAAACAAAAGAAAAGTTAAAAACAGAAAAGAATAGCAGCGATAAAAAAATTGAAGAAGCCATCAGTAAAGCCAAAGCAGAAGCTCAAAAGGAAGCTGAAGCAAAGACGAACAAGTCGTTAGAGGATATAACGAAGAAGTACGAGGAATCGCAGAGCGTTATTAACAAGCTTCAAACAGCACTGGCAAATAGCGAGAATAAAGCACTAGCTATATTCAAGGTTAAATCAGACCTATTACAAGAATCGTTTAATTCTTGCCTTGCATCTATAGAGGATGTAGCTGCAGAAGACAAAGAAAAGGGCGAAAAGATGAAGGCGGCACTCAGGCAGATAATGTCAAATCAGATTGAGATATTATAAGGAGGATTAACATGGCACTAAAAATAACAATAGTGATCTGTGCAACACTAGTTATACTTACGCTTATTAGCGAAAAGGGAAAAGGCGGCAAGTAATGAGGGATAAGAAAGAGGGAATCCGATGCGCTCTGTGTGGAAAGAAACTTAGTCATAATAATGCATTTTACACAGACATGGGCGAAGAGGAAATCACTGTATGCTTCGGATGTTATCTGAAGATAAAAAAGCAAAACAATATCTTAAAGGAGGCTAATAATGAGAGTAGCAATTGATGATAACTGGAGCGTTTATCAAAAGGGCGAAAAGGTCTATGCAAGTAGAAAGAAACTTAAGATGGTAACAGCTATCGGAACATCTGGGCACAAGTTAGCTGAAGAGGAACTTATGGGCATGCTCGAGAGATTCTTAAGCATGAAAAATATAAAGTCAGGAGATAAATAAGATGCTAAACAAATATAGAGCGTGGTGCGTCAATACAAAAGAAATGAAGAGGGTTGCGAAAATAGACATAACCCCACATGTAATCACATGTGAAATCGAGGTTGATTCAGAATGCAGATACGGACCACTATTGATTACAGGAAAATATCCAGACGCGGTTCTAATGCAATCAACAGGGCTAAAAGATAAAAACGGAGTAGAAATATTCGAGGGAGATATATTGCGCTATGGAAATGACGCAATAAGCGTAAAAGGAGAAGTGATAACAAAACTAGGAGAAGCCATACTATATGGCAATAATCTTTGTTGGAACCTATATGCATTGAATAGAGACGGTGGCGTAAAAAATACGTTAATAATTGGCAACATATATGAGACACCAGAGCTCAGGAGTAACAAAATGATAGCAAAGAAATGTAATGCATGCAGCAGCGTTTATCTCTCTGGTCCAATTACAGGACTTAAGGAGGAAGATGCAAGAGCAGCATTTGAAAAAGCTGAAAAGCTGCTTGAAGCAGAATACGAAAGAATCGTTAATCTAATGAGATTTGAGTCGGCATATCAAAGTGCAAACCTGACGTATGATGAAATGATGGACATAGATCTAAGATTACTAAAGATGTGCAAGGCAATATATATGTTAAAAAACTGGGAAGGTTCAAAGGGTGCATGTATAGAAAGATTAACAGCCTTGCAACTTGGAATGAAAATCATATACGAAGATTAAAGGGGAGCAAGAGCTTCCCTTTAGGGCTATAAAATGGTACGAAAGGAACAAACAGAAATGAGAAACGAAATCGAAATACTTGCGAGAAAAGAATTAGAATCCGCAAATGAAAAGTTCTCACTATTCCACAGCAGCCACGAAGGTTTCGCAGTGCTGCTTGAAGAAGCCGAGGAACTCGCGGAAGAGTCGAATGAGATAGAAAAGATAATGAACTCTTGGTGGCTTTACATAAGAAGAGATGAAGATATAGACGTGCAAAAGAAGAGAGTTGACAGAATAAGAAGCCGTGCAGTCAATGCGGCTATGGAAGCAATACAGGTTATAGCAATGTGTGATAAGTTCAAAATGTCATTATAAATAAAAAGCTACATTATATATACGGTAATTTGATGAGCTCGGGTGAAGAGCATTCCGAGCTTGTAATGAATAGTAACAAGTGAAGCATTATGTTAAGAGAAAAGAAATACAAGTGTGGAGATTTTTTAGAAGTAGAAATCTTTAAGGCAAATAATCACTGCAAAAAATATAAGAGAAGAAAAAAGGTACAGGAGAGTACTCCGGCACAAAGAAATTTAAACAGTAAAAAATCTAAAAGACATTTCATAAGATTGGTGCACTTAAATTTCACAAACAAAGATTTGTATGTAGATCTAACTTACAGCCAGGAAAATCTACCGAGTAGCCGTGAAGAGGTTATCAGAGATGTTAAAAATTATATCGCAAGATTAAAGAGAGCCAGGAATAAATTAGGGATAAAAGAAAGTCTTAAATATATCTACGTGATTTCCAACCTGGACACTGATGGCAACAAGGTCAGATATCATGTGCATATGATTATATCAAGCATGGATAGAGATGTAGCTGAACAAACATGGAAGAAAGGCTATGCGAACACAGACAGGTTGCAATACAACGAATATGGAGTTGAGGGCAAGAGTTTATACATGGCAAGACAAGCAGCAGGCGAAAGAGCCTGGGGCTCGTCAATCAATCTCAAAAAAGTCACGGCCGAGATTAAGGATGGCAGAAGAGAACTTACAAACAAAAAGCTTGAGGATATGGATAGATGTCCCGAAGATAGATTTTTATTCGAGAAGCTATATCCGGGATGGACATTTACACAATGCATCATCGAACGTGAAAACGAAAAGGGCGAAGGAAGTAGAAGATTTTTACTGAAATTTAGAAAACATGAAGGAGGGAGTCTGTAGCTTAGTAATCTAAGCTTACTTTAAGTGCGATGAAAGAATATCAAAGAAAAAGAAATAATAAATATCATTTGCCACACGAAGCATACAATGCGACGATATGGACGATAAGAGATTACGAAAGACTGAAAGAAAGTGCGCAGGCTATACTTGACGAGTCTCCACCGCCGCCTGATGGACAGCCAAAAGGTAGAGCATCCAAAGGAGCAATAGAAATCAAGGCCCTGAAGAGGGATGCATATTTAACAAAGATTGACGCAATCGAAAAAGGACTTGAAAAAATTCCGAGAGAATATAGGCAAGGTATCTGGGATAACATTGTTTCGTACAAACGCTATCCTGATGATGCGGCAAAATCCACGTATGGAATTTATAAAGCGCGCTTTGTATTTTTCGTAGCGGAAAACCTAAAAATAATTTAAAAAGAAAAGTTCGGAACATAGGGGAAAATAAGCGTGGTAAAATGATAGCGTGAAAGAATACCGGACAACATCTTTCATAAGTTTTCTCTTTTCAAATGTTAAAGCGATACAAAGATACCTTGATTCACAGTCGAGGTATCTTTGCATATTATGAGAAAAATGAAAAAGTATTCAAAAGCGGCAAAGCGCTTTTATGACAGTGCTGCATGGAAGTCATGCAGAGAATCATATATAGCAAAACGAATCAGCATTGACGGAGGATTATGTGAGCACTGCAAAGAAAGATTAGGTTTTATTGTCGATCACATAGAAGAGATTGACGAGGTAAAGCTTAATGATCCATACATAACACTTAATCATAAGAATTTGCAGTACTTATGCAACAAGTGTCATAACCGAAAGACTTTTAACAAAGAAAATAGAGGGGTGAGATTTGATGAAAAAGGAAATCCAATTTTCTTTGAGAAAAAATAATACTCCCCCCTATAAAAAAATAAAAAGCAAAGGGAAAGTCGAGCCGACGCCAAGCTTTGTAAAACACACGCGGCGCGCACACACTACCCCCACCCCAAAGAGAAAGGAGGAAAACTTTGACGGACTTTGAAAGAGAAAAAAGGATTAAAAAAGAGATAACAAGATTTAAGAAATTTATTAAAAACTTGAATCAAGAAGAGCAGCAGATGTGCATGCACATGATAAACGAATTAGGCTTCATGAAAGTGACCCTTGAAGATCTAAAAGAAGAGGTCAACAATGGCGGAGTTATTACAGAAATGCCACAAGGTGAGTACTCCATTATGCGCGAAAATCCAGCGCTTAAGTCATATAACACAATGATCCAAAGATTCAACGCTACATTAAAACAATTGGATGAATTTATAAATAAAAACAATCCTAAGGAAGCTGGAGAGGTTGACCTCTTAGGTCAATTTATTCAAAAGCGATGATAAGCTATCCGGATGATTACAATCCGCTTGTTGAATATTGGAATTGGATCAAAAGACACCCTGATAAGGTTAGTCAAAAAGTTAAAATTCAGGTTAAAAAACTTGTAAAAGATATAACAAAAAAGGGCAGTAAAGTATATTTTAATAGCAAAAAAAGTAATCATGCAATATGTTTTATAGAGAATTTTTGCAGAAATATAAAAGGAAAATCGGCAGGAGAACTCGTTGTTTTAGATCTATGGGAAAAAGCTTTTATAGCATCAATCTTTGGAATTTGTTATAAAGACACAAACCTCAGAAGAACTAAAAGGGCGGTACTTATTATAGCGAAAAAGAATGGTAAGTCATTACTTGCTTCAGCGATTGGGTTGTATATGCTAATTGCTGATAATGAAGGTGGCCCGGAATGCTACTCCGTTGCAACGAAAAAAGACCAAGCAAAAATCGTTTGGGAAGTTGCAAAGAAGATGATTAAAAAAGATAGTTATCTTAAAAAATACACAAGAAACCTTGTGGGTGAGATTGTTACGGATTTCAATGACGGCAAATTCAAGCCGCTTGCATCTGATTCTGATACGCTCGATGGATTTGATGTACATTTTGTCGATATGGACGAAATACATCAGTGGAAGAATGGCAGGGCCTTATACGACATTATGTATAAGGGCATGGATAACAGACTTGAACCTCTTGCACTTATTACATCTACAGCTGGCACAATCCGCGAAGATCTATACGATGAAATTTATGAAGAGGGAAGCAACATATTGCTGCAGGAATCATTTGTTGACGAACGCAGTATTTTTTTTATATACGAACTTGATAAAAAAGAAGAGTGGAAAGATTTTAAGAATCTAATTAAAGCAAATCCAGGAATCGGCACAATACGAAATAAAAAAGCGCTAAAAGACGAATGGGATAAAACCGTTGCAAATCCGAGGATGTACCTAAAAGCGTTTTTAACAAAGAATTGTAACATAAGAGAAACCGATTCTTCAAGTTGGTTAAGTTTGGATGATATAACAAATCCAGCAACATTCGATATTAAAGAGTTGAAGCCAAAGTATGTGATAGGCGGATATGATTTATCAAGTACAACAGACCTAACATGTTTGTCATACACATTCCAAATCAAAAATGATGAGACAATCTATGTATATCAACAGTATTTTATTGCTGAAGAGGTTGCAGAACGAAAAATATACGAAGATAAAGTGCCGTATGACATTTGGCGTGATCAAGGCCTTGTTACATATTGCCCAGGCAACAAAATAGACCAGGATTTTGTTGCTGAATGGGACAGGCAATTTGCAAAAGAAATTGGATTCATTCCAATTTGGAATGGGTTTGACATATGGGGAGCCGATATAGTTATGAAACGAACTCGTGAGAAATATGGAGAGGCAGCAGTTGAAGAGGTTAGACAAATATTCAAGGTTCTTTCAAATCCAATGAAAGAGCTTGAAGCAGATCTAAGAGCAAGACGAATCAATTATAATAACAATCCGATTCTTAGATGGTGCCTTGGAAACACGACAGTGCAGCATGACAACAAGGGAAACATTCAGCCAAAGAAAGGCTATTCGAGTTTAAAGCGAATAGATGGAGCTGCAAGCTTGCTGGATTCATATGTTGTATTAAAGCGTCACTATGATGATTATAAAAATCTGATTTAGAAAGGAATACGATGGGATTTTTAAATAAATGGTTTGGGAAAAAAGGCGATAAAACAGAAAGTTTAATCCGTGATTATTTTAAAATGATCAATGGGTATACACCAAGCTTTTCCAGCTTCGAAGGCTCTGTATATGAGATGGATCTTACACGGTCGGCCATACACACAATAGCCACGCATACATCAAAATTAAATATGGAAGTTAAAGGCAGTGCTAACACAAATCTCGGACGAAGACTGCAGACAAAAGCAAACGAAATCCAGGACACATCAAAATATTTATATCGCCTTGCCACAATTTTGCAAGTGACGAATAATGCGCTAATCATCCCAACCTATAACGAGATTACGCAAAACATAAATGGGTTTTATCCGTTGTTGGCTGATGACGGAAAAGTTGTAGAATACGAAAATGAGCTTTATCTCGTATATACATTCTTGGGAAAACGACACGCAAAGCCTATTTCGGAAATAGGAATCATGAATCAATTTCAGTTTAAAGATGAATTGTTTGGTGGCTCAAATAACTCCATGAAACCGACGTTGAATTTGTTGCATTATCAAAACCAAGGAATGATAGAGGCTATCAAAAGTGGAGCGTCAATTCGGTTTATGGCACAGCTAATGAATATAATAAACGATGATGACATGGAAGCTGAGCGAAATAAGTTTGCAAAGCAAAACCTTGCTAACAATCCTACGGGAGTCATGTTGTTTGACTCAAAGTATAAAGAGGTCAAGCAGGTTACATCAAATCCGGTGATGATTGACGACAAGCAGATGCAGCAGATAAAGGAGAACGTGTACGCGCATTTTGGAGTTAATGATAAGATTCTGCAAAACTCGTTTAACTCTGAAGAATGGGCAGCTTTCTATGAAGGAAAAATAGAACCATTCGCAATACAGGCAAGCTTGGTTCATTCGAATTTGGCATTTACCGAAAGAGAGCTCGCAAATGATAATTTTATAATGCTAACCGCAAATAGGTTGCAGTATCTGTCACCAGCTGAAAAGCTATCCACGGTTACACAACTATTTGATCGCGGTTTCATAACGCACAATCAAGGACGCGAAATATACAACATGTCGCCAATCGATGGCGGCGACAAATACTATATACGCAAAGAGTATTCGGAGACAACAAAGCTTGATGCAGGTGTAAACGGAGAGGAGTAAAAATGAAAATTCCAAAATTAAAGTTTGAAAACAGGCAATTTAGAAAGACAATTGAAATCAGAGCAAAAGAAACAGAAAGTGAAAACTATATCGTGACAGGCTATGCGATGAAGTTCGAACCATATGTTTTATTTGAATCTGAAGAGGGCAAAGTGTATGAAGAATTTCCGAAGAAATGCTTTGAGAATACAGATATGAGCGATGTAATCATGCTATATGATCATCAAGGCAGAGTGTTTGCAAGGACATCAAATAACACACTAAAGGTGGAGCTTGACGATACTGGAATGCTTATAGAAGCAGATCTATCAAGCAACGCAGAATCAAAGCAACTTTATGAGGATATAAAAAGTGGCTTGATTACTAAAATGAGCTGGAGCTTTGCAGTTGGCTCATATAGATTTGAGGAAGATGCAAAAAAGATAGTCCACGAATCTGTTAGAAAGGTTTACGACGTGTCAGCAGTCGGAATTCCGGCAAATGATGACACTACGATAAATGCTCGAAATTTTGTTAACGGAGTGATTGACAAAATTCAAGCGGAGAGACTTGAAGAGCGCAAAAGAAAATTAAAGTTAAGATTAGAAATCGAAAAAGCAATGGAGGATTAAGATGAAACTAAGTGAGATCATAAAGAGATTGGCTGAGATTGCAGAGGAGCTTACTAAGCTAAAAGCAAGACTTGAAGAGGAAGATGTTGATGTTGATGATGTTGAGGAGAAGTCTAACAAACTCATCGAAGAGCGCGATGGACTTTTGGCGCAGAAAAAGGAGCTTGAGGGAAAGGCTGAAAAAAGACAGTCGCTGCTTGACAAGATTGCAAGCGGTCAGGTCGGAACTGTCATTAGGAATAATGGCGACAGATCGGGAGTAAATAGCAACGATAAGCTTTACAGGAGCGCATGGCTAAAGAACTTGCAGGGCAAAGAAATGACTGCAGAGGAGAGGGCAGCATACACGCACACAACGGAAAACTCAGGAGCCCTGATTCCTACGGAGACAGCAAATAAGATATATAGTACATTAGGTCAAATGCATCCAATCGTGGCAGACGTTAAGAGGATAAGCTCCGGCGGTATCTTTAGAATGGTGCGCCATATTGCAATAGTTGCAGGCGATGCCAAAGTCGTTGCAGAAGGTACAGCAAATGACGATGAGCAGAACACATTTGTAGAGGTGCTTCTCGCAGGAAAGAAAATTTCAAAGCACATCGTTATTTCACATGAACTCATGAGCATGTCCATAGATGCATTTGAAGCTTACATCACAGACGAGCTCGCAAAGCGCATCGAAAAGGCAATGGCCGATTCCATTATCGCGACAATCAAGGATGCGACAAATAATGACAACGGCAAGGGAAAAGGGCTGCATAAGGACAATCTTGTTAAATCAACAAAGGGCCTTGGAATTGATACAGTTCTCGAAGCACTCAGCAAGCTGAATGAAGTTGGCACTACATATGTGTATGCAAATAGAGCTGATATCTACGGAGCAATCGCAATGCTTGCAAACAAGAATCAGACGGTTAACTTCGTAACAGATATGTCCGAAGCTGTAAAGGGCAACCTCCTGGGCAATGGAATCAAGCAGGAAGATTCTCTTGCGAAAGGTGAAATTCTTATCCTTGATCCGGCACAGTTCCTTTGGAACGATGTAGCACCACTTGAAATTCTGAGAGATAGAGAAGTAAAGACCGGCAACTGGACTGTAGCGGCACACGTTGTTGGAGACGGAGCACTCGAAAACCAGAAGGCTGGAGCCCTAATCACATTTACAGGAACTCCAAGCATATAGGGAGGTAAAAAATGAAAATTATAGTTACAAAAAGGTTTTTAGATATATCTCTTGATAGAGAGGTAGAAGTAGGCGAAATTCTCAAAATTTCGCCGGAACGCTATGAGGAAATGCAGATAAATGCTGCGGTGTTGGACGATGTTTATTTCAAAGCAATCGACACAGCTCATACAACGGATGAAGTGCTAACTGCAGCGGATGCTGCTGATGAATCAGAAGGTAAAACCACTGATACGGTTGCAGAGAAAGGCGCTGATGCAGTTGCTGAAGAGCCAGAGAAGAATGCAAAGGGAAGAGGCAAGAAGTCGTCAAAGTAAGGAGCTATAATGTTAGATAAAGCAAAAACGGATTTAAGGATTCATCATGATAAATTAAATTCGGATATAGAAGCAAACATTGAGGCTTGCAAACTTGACATGGATAGAGTCGGCATAGATATAACAAAGATGGATGCACTGATGGAAAAGGCGATTAAGCTTTATTTGAGATGGCAATACAATTTTGAAAATCAAGCCGATCGTTATTGCAACGCATATAATCACTTGCGAAATGCTTTGAGTTTAAGCAAAAAATATAAAAAGGGGCAATAAAATGTTTAGCGAAATCATCAAACTGTTAAAGACAAAAGAAACTATAAACGAATACGGTGACGTTGAAATCGTGCGTGATAGCAAAGAAGTACTTGGCAGAGTTGATAGAATATATTTTAGCGAATCACTCGAAGCGATGGCGCAAGGGTTTAAAAGGCAAATCCGAATTAGACTTGCTGATTACTACGACTACGAAGATGAGGAATACCTCGAATATAATGGCAAAGTTTGGCAAATTGCAAATGTACAAATCATTGGTAAAGAGGTAGAGCTTAACTGCGTGGGAGGAATAGATCATGCAAAAGCCTAATGCCGGGATGAGAATTACAAAGAAGGACGGGTTAACATTTGAATCAAATGTTGACACCGTCCTTTATACATTGGAAGAACTCATCCATGCGGCAAATCGTGACGTTGGCAAATATGTGTCAAAACAAACAGCAAATGCAATTTTTGAAAGCTATAAACCCAATTTTGTAAGAGGCAGACGAATAGCAGCGAGAAAAAATAAGTTTAAAAAGACATATGCAAACAAATCGGTGCAGTATTGGGCTCGTAAAAAAGAACTTGACGTGCAAGTAGGATATAAACATCCGTCATGGATGATGCAGCAGGAACTTGGAGAATACAATTATCCGCGGTTGGGATTGCTTAGGACCACAGTGGCAAAAAGCATACCGGAAATCAACCGCATACAATCACAGTATGTCAAAAAAATGAATGACAAAAAGCCGGATATTCCGAACGGCAAGGATGAAGGAGATGGCGAATGATAAGAGAGCTGAAGAGGCTTATAAAAAAGCAAATTGATCCAATATCACCATTGGCACTCGATGTAATGCCACAGGCCAACGTCTTTCCGCATGTTGTCATGCATATAACAATGGACATGGTCAAAGAGGGTTTACACAACATAGTTGTAGACTTCGATGTATGGGATAAAGGAAGTTCGACAAAAAACATTGATGAAATCGCAGAAAAAATAGAATCAAAGCTTGATAGATTGCACTTGACCGAGAAGGGAATTAGCGCAGCAATTTATCACGTATCGACAAACAATGTAATTGATACAGATTCAAGCATTAGACGTAAAACTTGTACGTTTGAGATACAAGTTAGAAAGGGATAGAAATGGACGCAAATAAGATTATAAACGGCTTAAATGCTAATACTATACAGCACCTTGTTTTTGACGCAGGGGCATTTTTCAAAAATTTTGATGTAAAGACAGACACTTTCGAAACGGCTGTGACAGGAGGAAAGCTCATTGGAGCAACAAAGGGTGGCGGAAGCTTTAAAGCCGTTCCAGGTTTTAGAACAATTGAACTTGATGGAATGAGAGGGGCAACAAAAGGTACAAAGATTCTCGAGTCGTGGAGCGTTACCATGGGTGCAAAGATTGCTGAGATAACACCGGAAGTTCTCACGGCAGCACTTGGAGCAGCTGCTGATGTAGAGACAGTTGGAACAGGGCAGAAACCAACAAACTACAAAAAAATTACAGGGAAAAACTCAATCGCTCTTAAAGATTACATCGACAATATCACGTGGGTTGGAACAATCAGCGGCTCAAGTGATCCGGTTATCATCCAGGTATTTAATGCACTGAATGAAAAGGGAGTCGAGCTATCATTCGAGGACAAGGGAGAGCTTACAATTGAAACGGAATTTGTCGGTCACTATGACATGAAGACAAAGGAAGTTCCGTTTGTGATTTACTATCCAAAACTAACGGAGGCAATCTAATGAGGAAGTTAAAATTTCAAGATGTTGGAAAAGCATCGAAAATCATAAGAAAACTCAATCTAAGAGTAGATAAGGAAATGGCAGCGAATACTGATGCCGAAACAATGGGTGCATCGCTCATGCTGAAGCTCGCAGAAAACTTTAGCAATGTAGCTGAAGAGGTTGCTGAGTTTATGACAGGTCTACTTGAAGATGAGGGGATGACAAAAGATGAGTATCTGAACAGAGACTTATCTGATGTCATCGAAGATTTTCAGCGTTTGAAAGAAGATGAAGGGTTTGCTGCTTTTTTTACTACAGTCGAGAAGTTGACTACGCAAAACAATTAGATGTGATTATGCATGAGTACTCCAATTTGGAGTACTTTTTTGCGTTAAACTTCCTCGATGCAGCAGAAACTATAAAAGCGATGAACGAAAGACGCATGGACGATTATCTTTTTGAACGCTGGATACCTTACCAGGATCAAATGAGCTTTGACGATTTTAAATCGCAAACTGTAAAAAACAAGGAATCAAGAATCGACAATAGAAGCGCAAAAGAAATATTGCGGTCGGTTAAGAAAATCATTGATTCTACGCACGGAGGAATTTGATGGAATTATTTAAGCTTTTCGGAAGCATAATGATTGACAACAAAAAAGCAAATGAAAGCATATCGGAAACAGATAGCAGAGCATCAAAACTTGTACATGGTTTTAAAAAAGGCATAAAAACTGCTGCAGTAATGGGTACCGCCTTGACTGGTATGGCGGTAGCTGGAGGAACGGCTCTATTTGGAATGGCAAATAAAGCGGCAGCATCAGGGGATCGTGTTGATAAGCTAAGTCAAAAAGTAGGCATGAGCCGAAAAGGATTCCAGGAATGGGACTATATACTAAGCCAAAATGGAATGAGCATAGAGTCGCTTCAAGGTGGCATGAAAAAGCTTAACAACACTATAGATGACGCGATTGGTGGGAGTAAAACAGCAGTTAATGCGTTCGGCAGAATCGGAATATCGGTTGATGATCTAAAGGGCAAGTCTCCAGAGCAAGTTTTCGAAATGACCGTAAAAGCATTGCAAGGAATGCCGGATGGCGCAGAGAAGGCAGCGCTTGCAAATGAGCTCCTTGGTCGTTCAGGAAGTGAGTTAATGCCGCTTTTAAACGGTAGCTCAAAATCAGTTGACGAGCTAAAAGCAAAGGCAAAAGAACTTGGGATTGTACTGAGTGATGACTCTATAGACGCGTCTGTAAAATTCACAGATACGCTGGACAGCTTAAAGCGTTCGCTTGGTGCTGTAGTCACAAAGGTTGGCGTAGCGGTTATGCCAATCATGCAAAAGGCGGCTGACTGGGTGATTGCTAACATGCCAACAATACAAATGGTTATGGGAACGGTATTTAAATACATCGGTCAATTTGTAAGTGCAGCAGCGGATGTTTTTCAAACGTACTTCTTACCGGTTCTTCAATTTATCTTTAACTGGATAAGAGATAATTGGCCGCAAATTTCAAACTTTATAGGTACAGTGTTTAATCTTATAAAGGACATCATTCATCAAGCAACTGAGGCAATCAAAGTGATTTGGGATTTATTTGGTGAGCACATAATGGCAGCAGTCAAACTTGTTTGGGATATCATCAAAGAAGTCATTACAAATTTACTAAATATCATCCGCGGCATAATTTTAGCGGTCACAAGTCTGATAAAAGGTGATTGGTCGGGCGTCTGGGAAGGCATTAAAATGATATTCGCTGCTGTATGGGATAATATAAAGACGATAGTAAGTACAGCAATCGGACTTGTAAAGCAAATTATTTTAATAGCACTACAAGCAATTGGAGCACTGTTCAGTTCCATTTGGAATGGCATTTTGAACTTAATCTCAAATATTTGGGATGGAATCATCAATAAGATAAAGAGTGTTTTAAATTCGATTAAGAGTGTAATAACAGGGATATTTAGCGAAATCAAGGGAGTTGTGTCTAATGTCTGGAATGGCATCAAGGACACTATATCAAACGCTATTTCGGGCGCATTTAATGTTGTATCAAATATCATCGGAAGAATAAAAGGACTGTTTAATTTTAAATTTCAGTGGCCTCACATTCCGTTGCCACACTTTAGCATTTCAGGAAGCCCTAATCCGCTAAAATGGCTCACACAAGGAGTACCAAAATTACATGTGAGCTGGTATGCAAAAGGTGCTATATTTGATAAGCCTACAATTTTTGATACCATGAACGGCCTTAAAGGTGTGGGCGAAGCAGGACCGGAAGCGGTCGCTCCAATATCAAAACTGCAGGATTATGTTTCACAAGCCGTATCGGGGAACATGGCAGAAATGGAACTTATAATGAGCAAGATTTTATCATTGCTTGAAAGGTATATACCAGGCATAGCTGCTGAATCCGGACACGCAATAGTGCTCGATGATGGAACGCTTGTAGGAAAAATCACTCCGGCGATTGCAAGAGATTTAGCAAATCTTGAAAAACTGGGAATGAGGGGAATATAAATGCGAGATTATATCTTATTTGAAAAACTAAATCCTGAAGGAATGGTTACAGAATCAATATCAACAAAGGATATGCTGATGTTGACCAAATGGCATTTAACACCAGGTGAACCAGTCGAAAGATATGTGACTGTACCATTCCGAAATGGCGCATTAGATCTCACAGAAAGTCTCACAGGTAGCGTCACATACGGAATGGGAAATTGCGAACTCTCGTTTAAAGCAATTAAAAACTTTGAAGAGGATAGAGCAAAAATCAATCAGCTAATTAGTAAGTTAAACGGAAAACGCTGTAAGGTAACTCTTCCGGACGAGACAATCATAAGCATGAGACCGAATATAAGTTATCGCAGTGATGGTATAGCCTGGGACGTTGAGATGAAAGGGAAATGCAATGTATAAAATAATCCTTGATGGAAGCATCATAATTGAAGATATACTAAGCGCATCAGCATCACTTGAAGTCAACAAGGTTGGCACCGTAAAATTCCAAATAGCCGCGACAAATCCAGCATACAAACTATTCAAGAAGCTAAAATCAGAGATTAGCATTCTTGATTCGCACGGTGAAATAATCTTTGATGGAAGAGTTTTGAATATAGGTGAGGATTTTTATAACAACAGGACGATTCTATGCGAGTCGTCCTTTTCTTATCTAAATGATTCGGTAGCACTTGTATATGAGCATAAAGGAACGTTAAACGAGTACATCAGAAAGCTTTTAGACTTTCACAACGCACAAGTTGAGGATAATAGAAAAATATATCCTGGAACAATAACAGTTGAAGATCCTAATAACTATGTTAATTATAGTGATATGAACGCGCCAAGCATCATGGAGCTTATAAATAACAAAGTAATAAAAAAATATGGCGGATACATGCTCATCAGAAAGCAAGCCGGCAAGAATTATCTTGATTACCTTGCAGAAATTCCTTATCGATTGCAACAAGAAATAAAGCTTGGCGTCAATTTAATGGACCTGGCCAAGGAAAGCACAGGCGGAGAAATATACACAGTTGTTTATCCGACGGGTGCGCGAAAGCAGACAGCAGCTGAAGAGGGAGCAAATCCTCAAAGTGAAGAGGGTCCACCAATCACGATTGAATCTGTAAATGACGGTTCTCCGTTTGTAGAAAGCAAAGAAGCCATAGCAAAATTCGGCCGTATTGTTAAGCATATAAGCTATGACAATGTAACTGAGCCCATGAATCTGAAAAATAAGGCGATAAAAGACCTTGGACAAGGCGTACTCGACTTAGAATCAATTAGCATAAAGGCTGTAGATACAAGCGTTTTAGGAGATATAGACAGCTTTAAACTTTTAAAATGGGTTAAAGTTGAAAGCTCTATACATGGAGTGGCGCAACATTATCTAATAGAAAAGCTATCGTTAGATTTTTTACATCCTGAGAACAATGCAATCACAATCGGGGGTATGCGAGAACGACTTTCGGAAGTGCTGGAATCAAAATATGAGGAAAAAATAAAGCCAATTGCAAATGCATCAGAAGAAGCAAAAAAGCAAGTGGGCGAGCTGGAGCAAAAGGCAAAATCACTGATTGAGCAAACGAAATCATCGATAATAGGAATGGTGAGCAATACATATGTTTCAAAAAGCGAAAACGAGAAAGTCGTAGAAGCTCTATCAACAAGAGTTGAGCAAACAGCTACAGCTTTACAAATAAATTTCAACTCGTTTAAGCAAGAACTGGAAGGACTTGCTGAAGGCACTGCTGCAAAGTTTTCGGACATATCCGAGTACATAAGATTCGAGCATGGAGAAATTGAACTCGGAAAAAGAGGTAATCGATTCAAATTAAGATTAGGGCGTGAAAAAATGGCGTTTTACGATTCAGGTGCAGAGGTTGCATACTTGAGCAACAATAGACTTTATGTAACAGATGGAGAATTTATAAATTCTTTAATTTTGGGTAAGTTTGCTTTTCTGCCACGTAAAAATGGCAATTTGTCATTCGTGAAGGTGGTGAATTAAATGGGATATTGGACAAGCATTACGTTTTCGCAAGGGCAACAAGATATTGTAAATAACCGCACATATCTTGTGGTGTATTTATCAATAAACGCTTCAAGTGGATACTACGCAGAGTATACAAATGCGTCCGGAAATTTGATAGTTAATGGAATTAGTTATCCTTTTACAACGCATTTTAAAGTAAATGGCAGCTCTCAAGTGATTTATAGTGTTGGAGTTTGGATCAATCACGAATTTGACGGAACAAAGAGAGTGGCAGCATCGGCAAGTTTTAACACTGGAATCGTTGGTACACTTACAACATCAGACTACACATGGCTTACAACAATACCGAGAGCTTCGTCACCGACAACGTCGAAATCTGAAATTACGTTTGGTGAATCGTTTGAAATTTTAACGCATAGAAAATCGACAGCGTTTACGCATGACGTCTACGTCATGGCAAACAACGATCCGAGCACTTATACAAAAATAGCGGATAAAATCCAAACCGACACATCGTGGACACTTCCAGAGTCGTGGAAGGAATATTTTCCAACTGCAGAGGTAAAGTTATTAGTACGTGTATTTACATTTAACGGCAGTACATCGCTTGGACGCATAGATGCTCCGCTTATAACTATAAGACCAACTACTGACATGCTTCCTGATTGCGAAATATCTGTAGCGGATGAAACCAAGAATTTTTTAAAGTATGGCGGCTTTGTGCAAGGCCAGTCAAAAGTAAAAATCACACTCAACAACACATTTAAGTACAATGCGCATTTAAGGTCTCAATCTATAACTGTGGATGACATTACATACAACACCGGCACGCAAATTGTGGATGCTACTAATCAGCTATTAAAAATCAAAAGCAAGGTTATTGATAGCCGAAACGGTGAGACAGTAAAAAATACCACGCTAGAGATAATGCCGTGGCATCAGCCAATCATTGATGCGGTCAAAATAGAAAGATGCAAGGCTGACGGAACTGAGGACGGCAATGGTGACTTCATCAATGTGAGTTATGACGTAATCGTTTCGAGGCTTAATGATAAAAACCTTAAAAGCCTAGTTATAAAATTAAGCAAACAAGAAGCATCTGATGAAATAAGTTACAGTATTCCGCTTTCTGACTATGAAGCAAGTGGAAATACGATTATTGAGTGCTCAAGTGACTACGCATGGAACATAGAGATTAAACTTAAAGATGCATTTGCAGAGTCTATTTACACACAGTTAGTTGGCACTGGGTTCACCTTAATGGACTTCCACAACAGCGGTCGAGGAATGGCGATAGGCAAGGTGTCGGAAAAAAGTGAGATACTAGATGTTAACCTTCAAACGGATTTTAGAAAAGGATTTAGTTGCAGAGCTGTAACATATGACTTAAATAGCGAAGAGCAACAAGTGATCAAATTACTAACAAACGATAACGGTAATATAAGACTTGGCAAAGTCCTACAAACGCTTGGACTAAGAGTACCGATTAAAATTGAAAAACTAGGTCAGTTTGAAGTAGTTAAGTATTCAGATGGAACCTGTGAGGCAAGTTGTCAAATAAAACAAATAACACCTGTAAATATGACACAAGTAAATCCTTACTTGTTTAGATGGATTGGAAATTTGATATTGCCAAACGAATTATTTACATCCGTTGACAATGTGCAAGTCACAGGGCATTACAACGCAGGAATTTTTACATGCGGTGCCGTCGCAAAAACAGACAGAATACAGATAATACACTTAATGCAAAATAGAGGGGTGTCAGCGAACCAAGTTCCTGAAGAGCTGCCATTCGTACGAATTTATGGGAGGTACAAATAAATGAAAGCATTAAACATTATAAAAACTGCCAATGGAGGATACTCATTCACCGCAACAAGAGAAGATGGGAATACAGTGTTCGGAATATTGGCAGAAAAAGACCTGTCAAGTATAACGAAGATAGTAGATACATCGAAGAACCTGGATGAGCAGAGACTGGAGTCATTAAATCTCTTGATTAACTCACTGCTCAAGCTCGAAAAAAATAGAAAAGCGATATTGTCTTTAGTGGAAAGGTGGCAGGTGTGCTCATACTATCCGACAGGTCACTACGTTGTATACAGCGACAAGCTCTATCGCTCGCTAAAGGCACACAACTCTACATATGAAAATATTCCGCTCAATGATCGCAACCTATGGCTTGAAGAGGAACTTGGAAACGCAAGCGATTACGACAAGTGGTATAAAAATGCAGAGTTTTGGGCAGCAGACAAAACTTATAAAAAAGGCGACATGGTAATCTATTACAACAAGCTTTACAAATCATCGAAAGATAAAAACGTCTCAAATCCCGAAAAGAGCGATTGGGAACTAATTGAAAAAGATAAGTAAAGGAGTCAGGCATGGAAAGAGCAATTATAATCGCAGTTTTCGCAAGCACGGGACTATGGAGTTTTATAAGTATGGTGGTTCAAAGATACATGGAAAGAAAGAGTGACTATGCGATGATGATGCGTGGATTGGGCCACGACAGAATCTGTAGCTTGGGAGAGTTTTATATCAAGCGTGGATATATCACTCGTGACGAATACGAGAACTTAGTGGATTACTTATATATCCCTTATAAAGGACTAAAAGGCAATGGGACGGCGGAGAAGATTATAAACGAGGTTAAGCAGCTCCCTCTCACAGATAGCAAAATCAAATAATTGTCAGCCGGGTGGCGAGAGCCACCTTTTTAATTTATTTCAAGGAGGTAATTGAGATGAAAACAAGAAACTGGAAAGATTGGGCAGTCAAGGCAGGAACAAGAGCTATTAAGACGGTTGCACAGACGGCAATCGCAACAATCGGCACAACTGCCTTACTTACAGATGTTAATTGGAAAGTTGTTGTAAGTGCTTCTGTGCTTGCTGGTGTACTATCTCTACTAACAAGCGTTGCAGGACTGCCTGAGCTCGATGAGGAAGTTAAAAACTTCAAGGACCTGGAGGATTAATCATGCTTAATGGGATAGACATATCGGGATGGCAAGAAGGATTAGACTTATCAAAAGTACCTTGTGATTTTGTAATCATAAAAGGCACAGGAGGTGCAAGTTATGTATCATCTGCATGTGATGGCTTTATACAGCAAGCAAAGGCATTGGGCAAGCTAACAGGAGTATACCACTTTGCGCGAGAAGCGGGCTGCGGTGGAACAGGCACTGAAGAGGCTAGATGGTTTGTTGACAATTGCGGTGATTATTTTGACGGCACAACAATCCCCGTACTTGACTTTGAAACAGATACATGGCTAGGGCAAGAATGGGCACGCGAATGGCTCGATGAGGTGTATAGGCTAACAGGTGTTAGACCACTATTCTATACGTATTTGGGCGTACTAGAATCTCAAGATTTTAGTTTGGTGGCAAGTGGAAACTATGGATTATGGCTTGCAAGATACGGCAGCAATGCCCCCAAGGGGGATGAAACTAATACCCCCCCGCCCAAATCACATAGCTTCCCATTTGTCGCAATGTATCAATACTGTTCACAAGGAAGGCTTGCGGGATGGGATAGTAATTTAGATCTTAATGTGTTTTATGGCGATGCTGAGACATGGTACGCATACGCACAAAAAGCGGGTGCAACAGCTAAGGAAACCAAAAAGACTATCCCGGACAATATCACAATCAAAAGATATAACGGAGCTGATAGATACAAAACTGCGGATCTAATAATCAACGATTATATCAAAGCAAATAAAGTAGTAACAAATGGCGAATCATACGCAGACGGAATCACAGCTTGCTATATTGCGAAACTTAAAAAAGCGAATCTTGTATTTGACAAGTGCAAGGAAACAAACGGTCTAGAAACATACACAATAGGTGGCGACATCAAAGTGAATGGCACGGGAGTAAAATCTATTAGCGGTGCAAATAGATATGATACAAATCTTGCAGTGCTGAAGGAATGTAGCAAGGATATCAAGAAGATTATCATCACAAGCGGCAAAGATTGGGCGGACGGAATATCAGCTACAACAACAGGGCTTCCGGTTATGCTTGTAAGCGATTATATCTCAGTAAAGCAAGCAGCATTTCTTGAGAAACTATCGGATGACACAGAATATATCATCATAGGCGGCTCAAGTGCAGTATCGCAGATTGTAAGCAAGCAGATTGCCGACATAAGCCAAGTGACAAGAATTGATGGCGCAGATAGGTACGAAACGTCAACAATGATTGCAGAATACTTCTATCCAAACGCGGAAACCGTGATTTTAGTTAATGCATGGGCGGATGCAGTAGCAGCAAGCAACATAGGGGAATACCCTGTTATTCTTTTGAGCAATCGCACAAATGAATCTGCAAGAAGATATATAAAGAAGCACGAACTCAAAAAGGCTTTCGCGCTAGGCGATATATCAGACGACATACTAGCTGATATATTTAACTAATCAAGAGGGCAATTGCCCTCTTTTTTATTTGCAAAAAAATAAAAAAAATTATAAAAAAGGCTTGACAAATGCACTCAATGCGTGCTATTATATATACATAAGGAAGGAGGAAACATTGATGAAACAAAAAAAGAAAAACCAGAAACTGAAAGAGTTTGCAATCAACACAGCTTCTGGTATCGTCTCTGGAGTAGTAAGTGGATTAATCACTTGGTTACTCACCCGGTAAGGAAAGCCCCTCGGGGCTCCTTACCATAAATATAACATATAAAATCATCAATGTAAATAAAATGAAGATTTATCTAATAGTCGCAGTTGTAGTAGCAGTTACAGTAACGGGAATTTTAAATAGGAGAAAGTAGCTTGAATATAAGGGAAATAAGAGCGCTCGCCAATTTATCACAGGTCAAATTCGGAAAGAAGTACAATATTCCATTAAGGACAATTCAAGATTGGGAGGCAGGAAAGCGCAAACCACCTATATATGTGGTAGAACTGCTCGAATTCAAGGTGAGATATGATCTCATACAAAATTAACTAATACACACCGAAAGGCACACCGCATAGTACAAATACTGAATTTTAGCCATTCTTTCACGCATTCGTAACGCGCAGGTCAGCGGTTCGATCCCGCTCGGGAGCTCCAAAGGAAAAAGCCTTGCATACCTATTTAGGCGTGCAAGGCTTTAGTGCTTGCTAGATGAAATCTAAACAGGAGAAGGTAAATGGAAATAAAGGAAATAAGAGCACTTACGGGACTTTCACAAGCAAACTTTGGAAAGAAGTACAATATTCCAGTGAGAACTATTCAGGATTGGGAAACAGAGAAAAGAAATCCACCAGCTTACGTTGTTGAGCTACTAGAATTTAAGGTCAGATATGACATCGAGCAAGAACAAATATAGCATTAATATAAAACGGCTGAACGCAGTGAAGAATCCTTGCATTCAGCCGTTTGTTTTAGTATTGGGAACTTTCTCCAATGAGAGAAATATTAATTATAAAGTTGCATTGGCTATAAGTATATCAAACTTGCGAACATCGCAGTTTTTACTAAGTTTAACCTTGACATGACCAGCCTTTGTCCAAAGCTCAACTTCTGCACTTAAATCTAATAGTTTGCCTGCGTTTTCAGTAGACCACATCACAATCGAGGAGTATGGCAAAGAGTAAATCTCGATTTTCTTACCAGTTAGTCCTTGCGCATCTTTAACGATGAGTCTCTTGCTTGTAAATACTGCAACATCTCTAATGGTTTTGTATGCAGCAACTGCAGTTTCTCCATTAACGAGCATATCGCTTACGTCTCCAGGGATAGGGCATTCTGATATGAATGTCCATGTTAGTGATTGTGTTAATTCTGTTGCCATTTATTTTTCCTTTCTTTAAAAATATAACTTAGAACTTGGTTATAAGCTCATAACATCGCCAAAATACCCTTTTAAAAGCAAGGCTAATTATATTATATTTAAAATAGAGAATCAACAAATAAATTAAACTAGATTGAATTTTTGATGTTAAAAAACCTTGCATACCTATTCAAGCGTGCAAGGCTTTAGTACTTTTTGATTTAGAAGCAGTTCTTTAAATTATCTGCGTCTGGTTCTTCTTTTGTTAGTAGTCCTGTGATTGTAAAAGTTGGAAATGAGATACGGTCAATATTGAAACTTGAATTGTCAAGTCAAGTGCAACGAGGTTGAATAATAAACCTCATAAGGAGTTAGGTAGCCTAAGCATTTTCGAGGTCGTCTGTTTAATTCATCCACTTTGCTTTGTATATATTCATCACTGTACTTTGAAAGATCAGTTCCTTTTGGAAAGTATTCGCGAATTAAGCCGTTAGTATTTTCGTTTGTTCCACGTTGCCATGGCTGATGTGGCTGTGGAAAGTAAAATTGCACATTGTTCAATGCTACCGAGGTTTCTGCATGCTTTGCGAATTCCTTCCCACGATCTGGAGTAATGGAGAATAATGGTTGCTCTTTGAGGCATTTAATCATAACCTCACTCACAAGAGTGGCCGTTTTCTTTTCAGCCTTCATACATAGAAGAAATCGACTTTTTCGATCTGCAAGTGTAACGAGACAAGGACCATTTCTCTTTCCGGCAACAGTATCACCTTCCCAATCCCCAATACGTGACCGACTATCTGCCTCGGCAGGTCGCTCTGATAGATTGTTGCTAATAACTATTTTGCCACGTTTTTCAGTATGTTCCTTAGTATGACGAGTTTTCCCTCTATGTCTGAGTTTCCGTATTGCACCTCGATTACCATTCGATTTGCGTTCGGCTTTTGTGTCAAACATTCTTGCATAGATAGCTCTATAAATTGTCGAATAACTAATGCTAAAACTCGCATGTTCCAGTTTTAGTCTCTCTGAAATCTGTTCAGGTGACCATTGATGATTAAGAAACTTTTCTTGAACATATTTAAAAATCGTTGGATTCGAGAGTTTATGCTTAGGACGGCAGTTTTTTCTGCGAACTTCGTATGCAGCTTGAGCTGAAATGGCAGAATACTTACTATCCACAGTATTACGAGATAACTCACGAGAGATTGTTGACTTATCTCTTCCAATGCTGTTAGCAATATATGTAATTGTGCAATTCTGTGAATGGAGAAGTAGTATCTTTTCACGCTCCTCTGGTGTAATATGTTTGTAATGACTCAT